CTCCTGTATCAATTGCTGTGTACCCCATTCCAGCTCCTACAAATCCAAGTATTCCCATTGATAACGGCACCACTCCAAACAGAATGGCTCCAACAAAGAAAGCTCTTCCTATTCGATTTTTCTTTGTGCAAAACGCTCTCTGCCAAAAACATTGATCTCCAAATGGTCCCGAGATAAGTCCAACTGTTGTAGGGAGTCCGAAACCGAGAAATATTTCTATACCTTTTGCAGAGAAAAGAGAGCTGCACTCTCCTGTATATCCACCGATTCCTGCAAACATATTGTGAATGCCTCCGCCGTTCTTAATACCGAAAACCGCAAAGCACACGCTTGCAATCAACATAAAGACCATCTGTATTGAATCCGTCAGTATCGAAGCCTTTATTCCGGAGAACTGCGAATACGAATAAGCAATCACAGCCATAATTACTGTCATGATCCAGAATGGAATGCCAGTCAGCATACTCAATATTTTACTTCCTGCCAACAACTGAACTCCTGTAGATAATGCTGATAATGCCCCAAGCTGAAACAGATAAATATTTTTTACCGATTCAGACCTATATTTCTGGTGCATATATCCAGACAATGTGATTCCTTCCGGCATTTCCTTTCTTATTCTCCGGGCAAACGGAATAAAGAATATCAAGCAAAGTACATTAGGTACCAGAAACCAAAACAGCCCTGCAAAGCCTTTGGTGTATGCATTCTCCGTTGATGTAAATAGTGCCGGTGCCCATATCCATGTGGCTGCAATGCTCAATGCAGATATAAACCATCCCGTATTTCTATTTCCAACACAAAACCTTTCAACATTTTTCTCTTTGTTTGTCATAAGCACTGTTGCTGCGATCATAATTACCGCATAAGCTGTCAGCACCATAATTGTGTAATTCATTATTATCCTCCAATCAATGTGTTTTTGGAGGAGCAGGTGCGTTTCCTGTTCAATCATTTCTCCTTTCTCGGAAAGTTTGCATCAAAAAAGAAGCCTGCAACAACTCTGCAGACTTCCCCGACGTTCGATTTAGAATTTTACAAATACAATTTTGCCACTTATACATTGTGATGTCAATGTAATTATTTTGTAGACGGTGGCTTTATCGTACTTTCAATCCGTCCACCCCGAATATAAGAGCAGTCATCCTCTCCTCCGCCACTCTCAAATCAGAATACACATTTTCTTTTGACATAGTATGTTTGGTCGCAATCTCTTTCACAGATAGAGTTGGTTCAGCCATATACTTTTCCCAAATCACATCGTACCTCCTACGGTCTATAACCTTATTAGAAGATTTTTCGCAGTAAGCATCATACAAACCGAACATCGTTTCAATATGAGAAACAATAATGGCGGTCCTGGTAGCACTTCTTTTGATGCTCTCAATGATCACCTCACTATCATATAGGCTCATCATTGATTCCAGGATATCCAAAGCTGACTCTTCCATCTGTGTTCGTCCAAAAACAGAATTTTCCGCATGTTCTTTGAGCATGTGGTAATTACGAAGCAAGAGTTTTGTATTTCTTAGTCGCCTGTCAGCTCTCTTGCCCTGCTCCTTTTTCCGTTCCTGCGCATAGGTTTTTAACGCTTCTTTTGCTCCGATTTCAGCAGCCTTTGCATAAATATCTTCCAACTGCTTCTGTGTCATTGTTATGATTACTTTTTCTTCGTTCGACTGATTCTGATTATCCATGCTGTCGCCCTCCTTTTTATTTCAAATCCATAACGAATTATGATATAATTTAACTGTCTGTTGGGAGGGTTGCGAAAGCACTCTCCTTTATCCTTCGTTATCCAAAAAATCTTCAATCGACATTTGCCCCGGTATATCATAATAAGGGATATCATCAATCGATGTACTTGATTTTGAATTTCCATCTCGAGCTCTCATTGCGGTTCCAAATACTCTCTTATAACAAATCGGTCCATAACCGGTCAATTTGCTTTGCGAACTTTTTAATTTTCTTCCACATTCCATACAGACCGCCATCAAAGATCACCTCCCTCAAAAAGAAATACCTTATGCACCGGTATTCTCTTGTCCTTAAAATCTTCCCAGTGCATATATGCACCAGAAGCTAAACAAGATGCCGAGTATTCCTCAATCTCCTTATCATTTTTAAGCCACGCACAATGACCTGCGACATGCTCCTTTATTTCCTCCAGAAGTTCATTTTCCATAAGTGCCTGTATTATCTGCAAGGTAACTTCCAACCATTTCTCCGGAGCAAATTCTCCTATGCTGGTCTTGTAGAATTCCTTAAACACAGTTTTCTGTCTAGTATTTCCAAATCGTGTCGTGTATGTAGCTCCTGTTGGCTCGCCCCTGCCTATTCGATGATGTATTGCATAGTCTGAAATACTAACTATTTTCATCCTCCACCTCCAGCCTGTCCGCAATAAGTCGAATAACATCTGCCATTATTGTTCGTTGAGCATTATTTTTTTGAATTACCTGATCAATCTCAATATCCGGAATCGATATTCCAATATCATCTAAAAATTTATTGACCATCTGCTTGCTTTCATCTGCTGTAAATGGCGGCATTTCATACTTTTGGGAACATCTACTCACAAACGCTTTATCTAAAATATCTAGTCTGTTTGTAGCCGCAATAACCACAACATCATTTGCAAGCTTGTCGAATTCCTGCATTAAAGTAACCGTAACTCTACCGATTTCCCGGTCTGCTCCACTTGAAGTCCTTTCTCTGTTGCAGCTTATAGTATCAACTTCATCCAACATAAAAACACAAGGATTTGTAGAAGCATAGGTAAATGCCTGTGCAATATTCCGAGATGTAACCCCCATGTAACTATCCACAACCTTTGAAAAATTCAAATAGCAAAAAGGTAATCCCATTTTGTATGCTATGTACTTTCCAAACATTGTTTTTCCTGTCCCTGGCGGTCCATAGAGTAAAGTTGCATTTTTGTATGGTATCATTAGTTCCATAAGTTTTCCGCTAACTTTAGCCAGTCTAAAAATATTTTTTGCAATGTTTTCCTGTCGTTCCGTCACATAGTAGCGATTCTCTTTGAACGACAAGGAAACATCTTCGCAAACTAGAATATCTTTGAGATTTCCCGGAAGTTCTATCACTCCTGCCCCCTCCGATGTGAGGATGTTCTTATATCTGGTTACAAACGCTTTATTTTTTTGAGTAGTATCTGCACCCAATGCAGCTACCGCCCACTTCTTAGCCTCCCTTATATCATTCTCAGCAATTGACTTTATTAAATTCTGTTCGTAGATTCCTAACCCCATCACAATCCCCTCGCTTTCAACTTTTGATCAATAATTGGTATAAGCATTCTTGCAGAACACTTCATATGTAAAGTAGTTGGAGCATCCACAATTTTGCAAAGCATATCATAGTACACCTGCTCTGCAGTTAAATCCTTGGCATATTCCTCCGCCTGTTCCCTCGTTTGCTCTACGATCTGAATGCCTTTACACTTCTCTGAAATTTCATGTATCAATTCCACAGCTCTGCTCGTAAACACTATTTCATTGTTATCTACTACTGGCTCTTCCAGTAAATCCTCAATCATTTTATCTAACATAATCATATTTGCTCCTTTCCAGCCAATCTTTGGCTTCAACATTCTCCATCACACTTACAGTTTTTCTGATCGTACCAGGAAGTGGCATCCATCCAATACATGGCATTTTGTGTCCGTTTTCGTCATACCAATCTCCAAAACAATGCAATCCTACAGCGCAGACTTTATTTTCATCCGGCGTTATCAAAAAATTTGTTTCTCGATATTTTCTAACTAATACCAGTGTATAAACTCCATTTTCCGGCAACTGATCGCAAGGGATCCATGTACTTCTTAGATAATATTCAAGCAGAATATCTATAATTTTTTTCTTTGACAACTCCGGTATTGTACTATATCTTACCTCTGCAACATATTCGTTTAGCTCTTGATGTGTCATATTCTTTCTCACTCCTCATCTTCGTCGCAATTCCAGTTTAATTTATAACCGCAATTGTGACAGAACTTCTGTCCATAACGGCTATTTGTCGACCATACAACTCCATTATAATGTGCAATCCACTCCCCACATTTCGGGCAAAAATACAATTTTTCATGGTAAGTTCCAGATGATTCCAGACGATGATCATGTTTTACTACAACCGGTAATACAATCTTCGTCTGTCCTCCTAATGAATCCGCTATTTTCTTTCCAGATCTATTGTATATGGCACCTCTACCAAATTTTATAATTTCTTCTGTTTTCACAATTTGACCCCCTCAAAGGCTTCATCGGTCATGGCAAGAATTAATCTGCATCCCGCATATTATCTCCTATAGAATCTTTAGGTTTTCTATAATCATTAGATTCGACACCGCACCATATTGTTCTTCCATCATCCGATTTCATGGTGATAATCCCATCTTGATAACGATATCCGGCAACAACCTGCCCCCTTATCCATCTGGACTTCTCAGGATCAACACTATCGCGCAGTCTCATTTCAATGCTGCTACCAATTATGTCATACCACTTTTCCATCCTCTCATCTCCTTCTCTGGTCCTTTATAATTAGTTATGTGTATCTCTGAAATTCTCCATAGCCCACTTGTTTCCCGTTGCCTGTACCTTTGCTCTGATTCTGTCTTGCGGCGTGGATCCTCTTCCTACGCACGCAAGTATAGATTTTCTTATAGAACTTCCTTCTGTTAACCCGGCAGCATCCAGAGCTTCTTTTGTTCCACACTCATCGCATATCCTTGTCTTGTTATCTACTCTCGACAAAGCTCTTAACCACTCCGTTTCCTTTCCGCATTTAGGACATTTCATATTCAATCGGCACTCCTTTCCGTATCGTCTGTTCTTAAAACTCGCCACCCAAACAGCCCCTTCTTGGCCACAACCTTTTCTACTAAATCCGTATATTGTAGCCCTAATATTCTCGCTTCTACCGGATTCATTTCCTCCGTCAGTTCCTTCCCACAACGCCGGCATACATCTGGTACATACTCCGGATATATTTTTCCACACGATTTGCATCTAAACACTTTTTGATATCCTGCAAACAAATATGGGATTCTTTTTATTCTAAGCGTAGCAAAATCATTATTTCTGACTCTCATATGAATTCTCCTTCCCGGGCGGCAGCACCAGCCGCCCAACGCATTCTGTAATCTTTTCCTTATCCGAGACCAATCAGATAATACATATGAACATTGTTAATAGTTACTTGGTGCTTAATTTATTGATACAGGGAGCACGATCGCTTTGAAATCGCTATCCTCTGATTCAACAATCATCGGCATTTTAGGACCATTAACAGATATCCCAACATTATCGCAGTCAAACGCTTTCAGTGTTTCTAGCACTAATCTGGCATCAAAACCGATTGTCAGCGCCTCTGAAATTTCTTCCTGCAAATCTACCGTTTCGTGATAATCTGTAACTTTGTCTCTAATACTTAAATTTAGTTGTTTTCCGGATATTTCGAACCTAACCGGACATTTTTCTGCGGTACACATCTTCGCTCGTACCATTGCATCTAAAAGCTCTTTTCGTGATACAACCGTATGTAACGGAAGTTCATTGAACATTTTCTGGTATTTGAAATATGTTCCCTCAACCAGCCTTGTACACACTTCAAAGTCGTCTGTTGCAAACATCGCCATAGTGTTGCTATAGCTTATTTGAACATCACCAGTTAACCCGAGCGCTTTCAGCTTATCTATTGTATTCTTGGGAATAAGCAGTTCAAATTCTCCATCGTAATCAACCTTGTCCCACGCAAGGACATGTCCATCAAGTCCGACAAAATTCAACTGTCCATCCTTAGCCTGCAGACACATGGTTGACATGGTGGCATTTCCTCCCTGTTGTGGAATTGCATAAGAAACTCTCCTTACAGATTCCAACAGCTGTCCTGCTTTAAGTGTGAAACTGCTCCCCTCTCCCTCGATATCCGATACTGGAAACGGAGCCGGATCCATTGTCTGATACTTATTTTTGATTTTGTCAGCTCTGATTGTCATTGTATTTCCATCTGAAACTGAAATATCAATCTCACCATCCGGCAGATTGTTGATAAGATCAAAGGCTCTCTCTGGAATAATAAAGCATTCTCCCTCTGTGCCCTCTAACTTCGCCTTAACGGTCATTTCTAAGTTGTTGGCGATTAAATACCCTTCCTTTACCAAAATCCCCTGTAAGATAGGCATTGTTGTCTTTTTGGGAACAACCCCCTTAATCTGATTAAGCTTTGTTGCAAGCTCCGTCTTCTGTATTTTCATCTTTCAATTCCACTCCTTCCAAAATAAGAATTGTGCATTGTTTTTCCTGCAGTCTATAGGGTTCCAATTCCTGCTCCGTCATAAATTTATGATTGAACAACTCCTTCATTTTCTTCCAGATTGACCATGGCACCCTATAAAATTTTGTCAGCCCCAGTGATACCATTACATAACAATGAGCACCAAACTTCTCATATATGTTCAAACTCTCCCATTGCGTATCAGTCACAACACTTTGTTTGATCCTGTCACTATCAGTATGTTTCGCTTCGAACATAATCCCGGTTCCGTCGCAGAGGATTCCTTTATAATCAGGTTGTCCCTTTTTCTCATAATAACCTTTGACAGTTCCATCTCTTTCTTTTCCGGTAATATGGAACGGCTCCGGTGTTTTCTCGATATGAGCCCAACCTTTACTCAGATAAAACTCACAGGCGCTTGAAATCCATCTCTCGAAAGTTTCGCCGGCCGCCTTGCTTCTCCTTCCGACAACCTGTCTTCGCAGATCAGCCATCGATCCTCACCTCCAAGTGCTTTTCGAGAATGGCTTTTATATCCACCAGCTTAGTTGCGCCAATTCCTTTCACAGAGCCAATCTCATCGATAACCTTTGCAATGTCCACAGTTTTATGTTTTGATGCCTGTGCTTTTCCACAATTAAAGCCTTCACTTCTTGCCTTTTCCACTCTGTCCTCAACATAATGCACCAACTGTTCATCTGTCATTTTCCTTATCTTTACCGCCTTGTTGTGAATAACATTCTCATCCGTTGTTCGTCTGCAGCTTCTCTTTGCCATATTGTTCTTCCTTTCTTCCCTTGATACTCTCTGGACTGCTATACTGGCAGTATTGTCAGTATAGCCTTCTCCGTTTATATTCCATCTACTCATCTTCATCACCAGGACCTATCGTTACGCTCTCTACTAATCCAATAAGTTCCGGTATATTCAGTCCCAATCCTTTGCAAAACTCTTTGAAGCATTTGTCACACATGAAACCAAATTGTTTCGGCTGTTCGCCTCTTTTTGATCTCGCCAATAGGGTTATCATTTCGCTTTTTCTCAAATGAGCCTTGCATGACGCACAGCCATCAAACAGCTTCGCTTTCAGCTTCGGACTAATCTCCGAATGTTGCAGCTGCTTCGGAAATTCTCTGCGCATATTTTCTTCTCCAACAATCGGAATCAGACTGTCTTTCATGAAAACCGGCACTGAATTATAATCAGCATTTACAACAATATCTTTTATCCATTGCAGTTCTGGCACTGTTTTATTTTTGTTGCGCCCCGTCTCCGCTCCGATGATTATCCAATTAACCTGCCGAAACATTATATTATGTTTAGAGACAATATCTCCCATCAGTGGTTCGATGCTGACGAATATATTGCATCCAGCAGGAAGATAATTGAATCTATCAGCATCCGCATCACATGTAATGGTGGTTCCATACCACATATTTTCTAATCCTGCCGGCACGCCAACTTCCGTATATCTCTTTGGATTCTTGGTCAAAAACAGGTAATTATGAATTGGATTCTTCAAACAAGTCTCCATTACATCTCTGACCCATTCCTCTGGAACCCAGCTGCCGAATATATCAGCCATCGCACCGACAAAAATGTTATTTCCCATTTTCAGCTTTTTCGGATAATCCATACGATACTTGTGATATGTAGGTTCAAATCCAAACGGATAAACCAGTGTATTTCCCGTTTCATTTAGCATTGGTTCTTCCAAAACAAATACATCATCCGAATTATCTGCCGCGGACTCTGTTGAATAATCTTTCTTTGCCATTAAATTCAACCTTACATCACCCGCAAACCTGGCAGTCATTCTTCTTGCATAACAGTATGAACATTTATGCCGGCATCCCGTAATCGGATTCCATGTGTGATCACACCATTCAATTTTTGATTTATTCACAAGTCTCCTCCTTTCTGATGCGTCCAATCGGAATTTCCTCTTCCCATTGAACATAAGCAAAATCAACACGCTGACCGCATTCGCTACAGTAGTTTGGCTGATAATTCGGACCTGCATTGAGAACACTTCTGCATCTGGGGCAAGTGCAATACTGATGTCGCACAATAACAAAACCGTACTTAATATAGGTCCCGTGTTTTATTATTGGCTTTCTCGCAACAAACCTTGGAACTCTTAAACTAATTGCCTGTTTCATCATTTACATCATCCCCCTCCACCCAATACTCTACATAATATTTTGTTTGTCCTTTTCCTCCCGGCCGCTCCTTGCCAATTCTTACCGCATAACCAGCTTTTACAAGTAAACAGCAAAGCGAATTTCTATCATCATCGTTAATCTTTCCCATAAGGCTATAGATTCGCTGTCTTTTCTGTTGCATTTTACCCCGCCTTTCTTTCTGATTTTTCTAATCCAGCATCATTCTTGGCCGCTTCAAGCATTTTCTCTGCAAAAACATTTACAAATGCTTGGACATCCGCCGGCATTCCACAATTTTTGAATCCTCTGCATTGAATAATTTTGTTATCTCTCCACTCCATTGTGAAATAAGATTTATCTGGTTGGTCTGCCTTTCTGACAAAGAAGATATTTGTATCTCCTCTTGCCACTCTTTCAACATACCCGCCAACACAATGATGCAGCGCTTCGCCCTCTCGACGAATTTCATCACCGGTCTTTGGAACTACCAAGATCAACCCCTTCCCTTTTATCTGAAAAGCATCCACTCCATCATTCTTTGAAAAAATCTCTTCCATCGCTTTCTTGGTTTCGGCCATTTTCTTGGCGGCAAGCCTCTCTCTTCGTTTCTTCTCCGCTGCAGCTATTTTGTCTTTCAGAGCCATATACTCTTGCGCGGTTCTGTCGTGTACCTTTTTGAAATTAGTTGGCATATAGATAAACATATTATTCAGATCGTATTTCAGTTCCCGGCACCATTCCAGATATTCAATCCAGTCCTTCGCCATGTTCTGTTTTCTTTCAATCCGAGGATCCGTTCTCTCTTTATACCTCATATACGAATACTGCCAGCATCCCCCCTTTTCTCCGAGCGGATATCTTTCACTCTCTTTCGCTATGTATTTGCAGAGCTTATGAAGAGATACTCTGCGGTCTTTTTGTTCCAAAAGTGTGGTGTTGCACCCAAAAGTTTCATAAAATTCCTTTAGCTGCTCTGGCTTCATCTGAATTCCACATTTCTGCGCCACCTGTAGCAACCTCAGTTCGTAATGATTACCATCTATTGACTGCATCACTCTGGTGTTGACTTTTGTCAATCCCAAAATTTCATATATGGTCTTGCCTTTGAAATTGATTTTTCCAACACCGCTATATCCGTATCTATCGCCGGCAATATCCTTGGCCAACTGATTCAGTCCCATTTTGCAAATCCATTCAAGTTTTGGAAACCTCAAATACATTTCCATTGCATCTTCATATCTCAATGCTACAGACGGCATATTTTGCGCCAGTATTTCAAGAGCCGAATATTTCATTGGTGTGTGCTCCCATGCCTGCGGAAGATTTCCCGGATAAAGTATGGACTCCATGCAACCAATGTTTCCTTCATCCGGAATCCACCGGGAATGTCCTTTTTGATGGTACACTCCCCACTCGTAACTCTCTTTTATTGGTGTATTTCCAGCGAAAGTCCAAAAGCATCTGCTATATTCATGCATTGTCTCTTCAATTCGTTTCTTAAACAAACTTCCTGCTATGGCTGCATCACTTTTAATATGTCTCCACGCTTTGAAGTATCGAAGCAAAAATCCCTCATCTTGCCTGTCCACATATACAAACCACCTCTCGTCTACTATCTGACACGGCATCTTTCCTCTTGCTTTATATGTCACTTTGCTTCCGCAGAAAGGGCATTCCCCTTTTTCATTATTCCGAAGCCTTACCTTTGATCTATCAACAATGCCAATTGTCTTACAATGTGTACACTCAAATTCTGCTTTTCCCTTTGATATTTGTTTATATATTCCATACCGGCTGAAGCTCATGCCATGTTCCCATACCCAATCATCAAATTCCTGTGGCACCCTTTTTATTGGTTCCATCCTCAACTCAATCGGTTCCAACACTTTTCTGTGCTTTTCTTCCAGGCGTTCATCCATGATCTTGTTTTGAAATTTTTTCACAGCATCCCATACTGTTTCATCTTCATCGTTGCGGTAATCACGAAAGAAATCCTCCATTATCTTCCTGTGATCATCGGACCAAATAAATACCAATGGAATATGCTGACATTTTCTATAGTTTTTATCCCACTTATATGTAAACAGGTTAAAATTCTGCATATTATCGAATGCAGCTGTAAGCCACTTAACCTTTGACACGGAAAGGTCCTGCGTGATATAATCATCACTCGACAGGAATGTCCTAAATACTGCCTCTGTTTTCCCTTTTTTGAGTTTCGCGATCTCAAAGAAATTCAGAAGCAGTATTTTGTTTTCATCCACAAGTTCGGCAGTTACAATGTGCTCCATTCCATTTAATCTACATGCCATACTCACCATTTCCACACTGGCTTCCGCCCTTAACATTACAGACAATTTTCTCTTTTCCATTATGTACACCTCCTACATTCCAAAAAATGAGAACATATCGAGCTGGCCATCCATGTCCTTGTTATTCTTTTTGGACTTGGTTTCTGGCTCGGACTCGCCTGCCTTTTCCTTCGGTTTTTTAGCGGTAGGCTTCTTTTCAGATTTTTTCCTTGCTTTATCAGCTCTTTCGTCCAGTTTTTTCATCTGCTTCTTAGTTTTCTCTTTAGCCTCGGCTTTCTTCTCTTCCTCAGCCTTATCATCCTTGTGATAATAATCCTCAGCCCATTCATAAACCACATCATCACTAACCGCACAGCTACCACCCTTTGCCTGCTTCCTTGCCTGCTCGTAAATGTACTTGTAGCACTTCTCCCAAGTCTTATGATCCTGACATACATCCGAAGCCAAACTCTCTGATTCCTTACATCTTTCAATCAAATGTTCAACAACAGGCTTTGCGAACTCTTTATCCTTAGCCTTTTTCAGCTCCTCCTGCAACTTTGTAACTGCCCCAACAACTCCGATATAAACAGAACTGTTATTATTTTCTTTCGCAACTTCAACTTTCTCTGGTGTAGGTGCTGGAATTCCTTCTACAATTTCTTTAAGGCTTGCTGTTCCCATCGGAACCGCATCATCTGCATCTATATCATCATTAACCGACTGCTCAAATGCCTGCTGTTCAATGCCCGAAATAACCTTTCCCATTTCCGACCGCGGCTCGGATGTTGAAAAATCCATAGCCTCATATTCTTCTTTTAATCGGTCATTCTCTATATCAAACAATGTGTTACCGTCAGCATCATAGAATGCGGTTACTTTCTCTCTCTTTAATATCTTGTAGGTAGTATTTCCTGCCTCAACTTCACTCTTGCTATCCTGTGAAGAATATCCATTTTCCAGATACTCCAGAATAGCCTTACTCCATTCATTTTCATAATCCTGATTATCTCCTAATGCGTAGTGCATTACATTTCTACCCGTTTCCATAGGCTTCCTCCTTTTTATCAAAATCGAAAAACATATAAAAATGCTCTTTTTCCACTGTTTTTTCGGTGGTTACAGTTCCACCAATACCACCCATTGACTGAAACAATCTCCTCCAAGTCCATATCTGATTTTGAAACATCGGCATATACCAAAGTTCCTGTCCTTCTTTTTCATTCGGAAACAACACTGGACCAGTCAAAGGATTGGTAAGCGTATTTGCTATACATACATATCCCGCACATCCCAGAAGAGAAAGCTGTATATAGCACATCATTCCGGTTACCCGGTCTATATCCTGTCCTACAAATACCACATGGTTTTGAAAATTATGTTTGCATTTCTTCAATGTATTTGCAGCCGCTATCAATGTCGCGCCAGCCCCGCAGGTCGGATCGCAGATAGATAAATATCCCTGTTTCTCAATATGTTTGTCAACATCTTCACAGGTTATTTCCGACATCATCTTGCATACACAGTATGGTGTAAAAAACTGCCCTTTCCAGTGGTTACCGAGATTCAACTGCATATACATGGCTCCAAGAAAATCCTGTTCCGGATTTCTTTCCAGAGCCTCAACAATGATTGCAAGCATTTTGGCAGGAACTTCTACAGATCCAAGCCTCTCTATGCATTGTGCGTATTCTTTTTCTCTGCTCTCATAATGTTCTGGACTCCTGTCTGCCACATTGCTTAATGAACATGCCATAGCAGCCATTAAATCCGCCCACACCTGCCAAGAACTTCGTGAATAGCAGAGTTTGTGGAATTCATCTAAGAATTCTTTTTCGGTTCCTTGTATCGCCTCACTCTGCTTCGCCACCTAAAATCCTCCTTTTCGCCTCCTCAAATTTTTTGCTTATTTCGTCTCTGCGTTCATCCGTCATTGGTTCATACACCGGAGCCCTAGTCTGCTCAATTCGCGGAGGCTCTTTTTTCTCAATAACCGGAATATACTGTTTTTTTAATGATTCCCTGCTTTGTGCCACGAAATCAGGTAACTGATTCGTTCGCTGTATTTCCTCGGCTTTTCTCTGGTATGCCTCACGAAAATTTGCACGATCAGCAACTATGTTTTCACTTTGGCACAGTCTACTCCAACCAAGATTTTTAACCACCGATAATGTAAGCTCATCCATTGTGGCAAATGCTTCCTGTGGATGATACCAGCCATAATCCGACATTGCCTTTTGCACAACTCCCCATGCCTCATCAAAACTCAAAACCGGGGTTTTGCATCTTTCCATGCACAGCTTCCTGATTTCAGCTATGTTAGGCGGATATATGTTGGTGCAAATGTGCTCCATGATCGCATTTTCCGCAATCTCATACGGAATATCTTTCAATGCCATGTACCAAAAATCCATTGACGCTTTATCTTCCAGTATCTTTGATGCCGGATATGCAGATTTTATTCCAATTGCCAGTGTTGCAAATTGCTGTTTATCCATTCGCCCACTCCCTTGCTCCGTGTGCAAACTGCTCTACTTTCGATCCTCCAGCCGCCTGGTTATAAGATTGCAAGTATCCTGGGGTTCCCCCTTTGTTTTGCGTTTTGGAAATCCAATTATTGATAAATCTTTTTATTCCACTTGCAGTCTTCCTCTTTTTGGGATTGGCATCGCACCATCCTTTCATCGCCCTAAACTCTTGCATCACATCAACTGCCGGATATAATGCTGAAAGTTCGTCAATATAAGACTGTGTAATGGGATATTCGTCTCCATTTATCAGCGGAAGATTTATAACGGGTGATCCCTGCAACTCCGGAACATTTTGTTTCCCGGAGCAACTCTTCTCGGTGTCTTTCATTTCAGACTTAACCGTTTCGGAAACATGGTCATTGTTTATTGCTCTCTTTTGCTGTCCTTTGCTGTCAAATGTCAGCAATGTGCAGTCTTCCGAAAATCCCGGATACTTACTTTTCTGATTACGAATCCTCTGGTGATCCGCCCATGTCACCAACTGCAAATACGGCCGCCCTTGAACTTCATATGCCTGGACCAGCCCGACGGACACCAGCTTGCCAATTGCTTTATTTATATCTTTTTCCGCAATGTCTTTCAGCGGAAAGCAGCTTCCTTTGATTATTTTTGTCCTGCCGTCATATCTGCCGAAGTCATCGCAAGTCACGATCAACCGGTAAAACAGAACTTCCTCAAACCAGGACAAGGAATCTATCTCCTCACTTCTGCAGATGCTTTCCTTAATTATCCTGTTTGGCATTTAATCATCCTCCTTTCGGATACCGGAGGTTTCCCTCCGGATCCCACTTAATAAATTACTTTGCTTCCGTTTTCTGTTTTAACCACATCCAAATTTTGAGGAAATCTGGCTTTCATCGTAGGGTCATGGGTAATTGCCATAATTTTAATGTCGTTATACCTGCTCTGGATCGTCTCCAATGCGTCGCAGTATGCCTGTATTCCGTCCCCGTCCAAAAATGGAGGTTCGTCAATGAACAGCATTCCAAGCTGAATCCCCGCGGTTGATGATTTAATCTCTGCCAGCGCAAGGATAACGGATAACGATGCTTTGACTTTCTCTCCTCCAGATTTTGAAAGATATGGCAATACCGATTTTCCGTATTCCTCAATATAAATATCAAGCGAAACCTTTTCTTTTCCATTCTTCTGGAGCCTTTCCAATCTGAATTCAACCCCCATCTTTCCTCCAGTCATTTGTCCTAAAATGGCATTTGCCGTCGCTGTCAGCTGCGGAATGATGGACCGGATAATCTGATGTGGAACTCCGCTCTGGCTGAACGCCACTTTCAATGCGTCATAATCCGCAACTTCCTTTGCGTATTCCACCTGCTTACCCTGCAGAGCTGCAATATCCTGTTTCAGCTTTATGATCTGTTCTGATTTCTGCTGTAAAGCTCCAATTCGCATCTGCTTTTCCTTTACCACGCTGTTAATGGCATTCACTTCTGTTTCCAGTCCGTTTACAATCACCTGAGCCTCTTCCATTCCCGCCATAGCAAGTATCTCTTTGTCAGCTTCCGCCTGCCTCTCTGCGATTTCATCATCGATACCGATAATTTCTGTCGATAACTCCAGAACCCTGTTCAATGCTGTTGCATTCCTTTCCTCTGCCACTGGAAGCATTTTCTCTTTCTCTACCCACGGTTCGAGATCGGCAATAGCACTAAGCACATGCTTATGTTCTTCAAATGCTTCCGCATATACACCGCATTCCACTTCCGTCTGTGTGCCCTTTAATTTGACCTCAGCGAGCCTGTTTTCTGCCTCAGATATATTTGACTGCAAATGCTCTAAATCCGCCTTAATCAAAGCAAGGTTATTCTCTCTCTGATTGATCATTTCAAGCTGTGCTACATACGGAAGCAGCTTTGCACATTCGCTTTGCAGTACCGTCAAGGCGGTTGCATCAAAACCTATCGCTTCCATCTCTGCCTGCTTTTTCTCAACTTCCGATTTGCTTTTTACAAGTTCGCATTCCCTCCGGGCGGCAATATCCACATATAATGCCTCATGCACCATCAGTTGCTCTTTGGCTTCGATAGCATCCTGCAAAAATTTACAATGTGCATTTTCAATATCCACGCATCCTGATTCATTCAAGATTGCGACTTTTTTCTCGAGTGCCAATTTCTGTTCATCAGCTTTCTGCTTCTCTCTGTCAAAACCAGCGCGCGTCTCACTGTCATGGAAAATTGCCGCAGAGTATTCTGTCTTTGCTTTCTGGTATGCAACAGCCTTATCCTGCATAGCTTCCAATTCCGCTTTCTTTTGGGTGTACTCTTTGGCTTTCTGTCTGACCTCACCATCATTGGCCGAGTCCAATATCATTGCATTCTTTTCATCCTGTTTCGTCCGTATGGCAACCTGCAGATCAGCTACCGTCTTCTGTTCACTTTCAATCTGTTTTGCGAGATTTTCGGCCTCCTGCTTCTTTGTGGTGTAGAGTGCTGACTGTCCGGCAAGTTCCAACTCTCGCTTCAACAAATTGTTTCTTTCTGCAATCTTTCCCTCGATTTCAGACTTTTGGGCTATAATCGCTGTACTGCTGTCCGCTATCGCCTGCTGTGTGGCTCTGTTCTGCTCGGCGATAGTCTTTTTTGCCTGTAACGTTGTAACGGCTGCGAGAGCTTTCTTCCGCCTTTCTGCGGCTTCCTGCTGGTTTGACAGAATGAGTTTCTTCTGATCTCTCTCATTAACCTTTGCCTGCAGTCTGGCTTCCTGCTCTGCCAGCTCTGTTTTACACGCCTCCATTTCTTCATCTGGTTTGCCGAATTCATCAATTGCTGCATTATGAATCGTGATTTCCTGTTTCAGCTCCCTGTTCTTTGCTCCATAAATTTTTGCTTTATCAGAGGCAACTCGCTCCATCAACTTATAGACTCCAAGTCCGAGCAATGTTCCAAGTACCTCTACTCTTTCCTCCGGTCTGGCCTGCAAAAATAATCCATACTGATCCTGCATGATCAAAGCACAGGATTTGAAAGTAAAACTGTCCATACCGAGAATGTTTAATATCTCCTGCTGCGTATCGTTGTATCGCTCTTTTGAACAATTCTTCCAGTCATTTTCGATAAACTGCGAAATATTCAATGTGCCTTTTCCCGATCTGGCTCTTGTCCTCGTGACGCGATATTTCTTTTCTCCAATTCGGAAAGTGAACATTATTGATCCGGATCGCACGCTTTCTTCATTCCTCAGCCACGGGGCCCTGCCGGTATCATCCTTGATTACCCCTTCTCTCGGCTCTTCGTAAAGGCAATCAATGATCGCATCCATAAATAAGCTGCTTTTTCCCGCTCCATTTTGTCCATTGATTGTGCAGAAAGTGATGTCCTCAAAATTAAATGTTTCATCTTCGTAGTTACGATAGTTTTTAACCGAGATCTCTATAGGTTCAAATACACCTGTATTTGCCATAGTTGTAATATTCGCTTCCGCTTCCGCAATAACCGGCCGTGCTTTTAATACAAGTTCCTGTATCTTCTCCTCCGGTACCTGCTTCTCTTCCAAATATTTAATAAGATTTACTTCCGGATCTGTGGATTCTGCCAATTCTGTTCTGTTTGCAAATTCTTCTATCTTGTCCGGCAATATATCCCATACCATAAACGCACCATCATCTGTCAGCTGTTTTCCCAGCGTCATGGTATTCAAAGCCTTCCTGTTTTCCTCCGTGCAGTTATAACGGACACGAACTATTTTGTTATCTATACGCCCTTTCCACTTCTCAGCAGCCACAAACTCTATCGCCTGCATATTGATCTGCGTAATATCGTCATTATTAAGCTCAATGGTTGCAAACTCTCTGATCGGTGTCGGATAAAAGAAACTCTGCCATGTGCCAATTTCATTCCAGTTATGAATCCAGAAGCCTCTTTCCTGTCCTTCATCATTAAAATTCATTGCATTTATCGCGCCGGAATAATACCAGTCGTGCATTATCTTCTGCGGTCTGTGGATATGGCCCAAAGCCACCAAACTGTAGCCGGCAGCCATCAGGGCTTCCTGCGGAATGATTGGTTCAAACTGCGTCAGCATCATTGTCTGTCCGCTTTCCGCATTGCACCCCGGCACCGTGTAATGTGCCATTAAAACGCTTTTCTTTTCCGGCGAACACTGTGCTTTTAATCCGGTCACAATATTGGATAATTCATTTGTGATCACCTCATTTTCTTTGTCATTCGCAAGTCCTGGGTGGTTCGCTCTGAACACTCCGCGATCAAACCCCGGGATTACTGCGATATCCACATCATCAAACGAAATGACCTCTGGTTTCACTGCTATATGTACATTAGGAGCATCCGCAAACATTACAGAAAGCACATTAAACTGCCCCTCTCCATCGTGGTTCGGCGTACCTCTCATCACAACCACCTGCTTTGATACCGCTGCAAGCTCTTTGATATAATGAACTGCCGTCACAATATCTCCGCAACATCTGTCGGACCACAACTTTCCAACATGAAAAATATCACCCGACACAAGCGTGTAATCCGGTTTTTCTTCTGTCGCTACTCTGACCAGTTCATCCATGCATCTCTTTGTATCTAATGTCCTGAGATTTACCCCATCCTTTACCGGGCTGCGAAATTTACCCAAATGCCAATCTGCTGTATGTAATATCTTCATTTCAATACCTCCGTAGTGGCTTTCATCGCCATAATCATATTGTTTAATTCAAGTTCCAAGAGCTTAAATGTTTCTTCCTCCACTCCGCAAAAATCAATGCCATCATCGCCCCATTCTTCGCCGACAAATAGTACATTTCCTACTATTGGCTGATTATGCACATCTGATTTATAAAGGTAACTCCCGATGAGATTTGGTGTGTTTGGTTTTAATCGTCCCTCCTCATCAATCAGCATACTCACGCACTGTCCCGGAATATTTGTTGGATGATCGGTCATCTTCAAATGTGTGTAAAGCCTCTCCGGCATAACATGCTCATATATCCTGCAATGATTTCCAATCAATTTTCTAAGATAATCATTCTGCTCCTCGTGCGACATCGCCGGTACCCCGCCGGCATCCCGCCGGCGTCCCTCTGGAAACTCATGTATTGTCATTTCCAAATCCGTTGAAATCTTGATCAGTTTCATTTTTTACCAGCTCCTCTCTGACACTTTATACAAAGCGGTCTTCCGAACTTATTCACTGAATAGCCATGAACTCTGTCGTTAATTTCTGCCCCGCACTGTTCACACCGGTACCCTGCCGGCGTCCCCGTTGTGTCCCCGCCGGTACCTCGCCGGCAGGATGCCGGATGCTCTTCCGGAGGGGCTTCATCAATCGGCTGCTCCATATACCTGTCGTCAATGTATTCGTCGTAGTTTTCACCGTCTGATGCTTCAATCATGTGTGCATCCGGTACCCTGCTCTCAATCTGTTGCACGCTTGGCTGCCGGTTCTGCGTTCCAAACAGTCTTCCTGACGATTCAAACATATTTTCAATGGCTGCTCGCTTTACTTCTTCGTGATTAAGATTTGGCACAAGATACGCAACAATGAACGGCTTCTGCAGCTCCTCAATGGTATATGTCCCTTTGATATGCAATGCTGTTCTAATAGCTCCATTCAGTGCTTTCGCTTCGCATATCTGCGGAAGATGCTTCATAAACTCCGCTTTCTGCTTGTCCGTCATTCCAGGGGTAACATTATCCACGATAATTTCATGGGTATCTTCCACTGTCAGGACCTCTCCCGTCAGCTGCGGAACCGATATTGTAACTTTGTATGCAACATCTTTATTTTTGCAATTTCCGCACTGCACCATTTTCCCCGTATGTTGATTAACGGCAACGCATTTCTGGCATGTTGTCGGGACCACATGCTCCGAGGAAATCATTTTAATGCCTGCTCCATCTGCAAGTTTTTTTAAGCCATTCTTAGTAATGGCATATTTATTTGGCGTCGCCGGATGGTGTCTGCCATTTTGATCCGTCCACGCTTTTGAAGCCCGCTGCTGAAGATATATGTCTCCAGCTCCCTCTCTTGCATCCAATTTAATCTGCTGAATAACTGGTGATTTAATGTCCGGGATCTGGACCATGACATCCGTATTTCCCAATAAATTAAATTGAGAAACCGGATATTTCTGAGTAATAGATAATTCATTCATGCTTTTTACCTCCATATTGCAATTTTTACTTGATTTATAAGACTGGAACTGCTACAATATGGATATCCGTAGGGGCACTCCGATCTGTGATTGGGTGCTCTTTTTCCATATCACGCAATGTTCTGCATAAATCCATAGTGAATTTTGAAAAAGCAAGGCTTCTTACATACTCCTCTGTCAGCTTCACCAAATACCAATGCTGCATCACAACCTTTCTCGGTTCACGCTGATATATGTACGCCTGCTTATGTCTGGCATACTTTAATGCCTCCTCAAACTGTTCATCTGTAATCGTGCATCCGAGCAGTTCTTCTACTTCTCTTTTTTCTACGTTGTCGTTCATATTCCAACTCCTCCATTGAATCAAATAAATAGTTAATCGCTTTCCATGCTCCCCAATAAACCGCGGGGATCAGTAAATATTCGCCTCCCACCGCCTCATACCCTCTTTCGATATAGGCAAGGTGAAACGACCATTTTCCAATAGCGTATGTAACGAGCAAAGTCCACACAATCGCTATCAGCTCTCTTTTTAACCTTTTTCGTCGCATGCCAATCACTCCTTGTAAAAATAATGTCTCCCGTGTCTAAACAGGAATGTTAAATGTTCGCTATGCCATGTAGAATTGCTCCTGCTTTCAAAGTAGGTTGCTCCCTCACTTCCGTCCCATCCTTTATCCCGGATAAGCCGTAAAGCCTCATAGCAATCCCTGTTCGGTTCCACTCTGTTATATCTTCCGTTTCTGATCGGACTAAACTGCCCTTTCTGGAAAATAACCTCTTTGATGGTATCCGGAAATTCATCATCCAAAACCCTGTTCATCACCACCAGCATTACAAGAGCTTTTCCTTTTGTGTCTTCTGATTCTGCCTCTGCCATAGCGATTTTAGCCAATAGGTAATCATCTTCATTGATACCCGATGTCTCCTCATCCTGCTCCGCGTATGGTGTTGCAGTTGGCGGAATCTCAGTTGCTGCCGGCGTCTCATAGGGTGCTACATTTTTCTCCTCCGAAACAGCAGCTTGCGTGATAATTTCAACTCGATCTGTCTTTTTTGCCGGCTCTCCTGTAAAACTATTCGCAAATGCCACCACTGACACCAAGGAAATCCCAAATACCATCAGCAATCCCAATATGCACCTATTTCTCATGCTCCAACAGCACCTCCTTTTTGCCCGTCAAAGGCAAACGCCATCTGGCCGCCTCTTCCATCCATTCTCAAATACTTTCTGTAATACGCCCTGCTCTGCTCTTTCTCTCTTTCCTGCGTGCTTTCACAATCGCACTTTTCATTAGGATCCAGATTACTTCCACAGTTTGGGCAAACATTGTAATATGCCATGTTGCACCTCCTATTCTTCAATCATGCATCTTTCAAAAAAATACTTTCTTGGCACTTTCCCTGTCGGGTATGCCGGTGTCAGCTTCCCGGCTTCAACCAATTCATCGCGAAGCTGTCTTATCAGTTCATAGGCTTTGTTTTCCTTGCATCCAAGATACTCCATTACCTCATTTGCACTGATGTAATATTTCCCAGCGGGTGATATAACCCCTGGTGCTGTTGCCAATGCATTCATGCTCTCACCTCCCGTGATAAATCCTGTTTTACAATCTGATCCATTGTTACACCAAAGAAATCAGCAATTTTAGCCAGTTTATCAACAGGCGGCTCAATCTCTCCAACTTCATACTTGTGCGAAATAGTTTTGGAAACGCCAAGCAATTCTGCAATTTCCTGTTGTGTCATGTCGTGTTTTCTCCGCAGATATGCGATGTTGAGTGCATATACCGGTACTGGTGGTTTCATTTCTTTCAAGACCAGATCATCAAGCGTAACGCCGAAATACCTTGCCAGTTTAATAATCGCTTCGATTGTTGGCGTTCGCGTACCTCGTTCCCATGATGAGATTGTCTTTTGGTCAACCCCAAGCTGGATTGCAATTTCTTGTTGTAACTTACCTTTCATTTTTCTCAAATATCTCAAGTTTTCTACCAAATGCAAATCATCATCTCCTTTCGGCTCGGAGCTACCTGTTGCTCCGAGCATATATTGTATTGATTTCCCGATTAGGATTTGAATTCGGATTGGATTGGATTACGGACGCATTTGTTGTCACTTGCTGACACTTGACAGCAACTTGCAAACAAAAAATTATTAAGCCCTACTTCGTCAATCGCACCGCCAGACTGTCCTCGCATATGCTCGGTCCAATGATACTTCCGACCGTTTCGAGCCTATTTTTTATAAGTTTTTCTTAATCCATAGCTTCATACTCTGCGCAATCTCCTCTATTTCCTCCAAATTTCTCATTACCGCTTCAAGTTCCGGCTTTTCGCTTTCATCAATCACGCCATCTGCAGTGATATCAAGAAGAGTTTCCCTCGTCTTTCCAATTTTCCGAAAAACAGAAAGTGTTCTGATTGTGATTCGGTCCAAATCGGCAAGTTCCGCTTTCGGCATCTCTTTCCCAAGAGGACACATGGTCCTGCAAAAATAATTTTCAAGTTCTGGAGCATTATACAAACCCGCCATCAGCCTTATTTCTTCCGGATACGGTACTGCAATACCACTTTCTATTCTGTAAAGCCGCCCCCTGTCAATCGACATATAGTCAGCTGCGCCCTCCCGGCTACTCAACTGCTCATTGT